GCCATATCATCAATATATCTAGAAACATCAAATATTAATAAATTTTCCTTTAAATAATATAAAAAATAATTTTTAAACTTTTGATTTTGCATTTGCTATCATTATAGCATCTGTTAATACTTTTTCTACAACTTCTTCTGGTAAATTTGCGTTTGCAATTTTTAAAGTTTCATTAATATCATTATAATGTGTAGATATACGTTTTTTTAATTCGGTTGCAAGTATATATTGATCTTTATTTAGATTAGTAAAAGATGGTTTATTTTGCAATTCAAAAGTTTCCAATAAAAAAGTTCCAGAACTTGATATCATTTCAGATAATCTTTTATAAAATCTACTTAAAGGGGTTAAATATTTGTTTAAACTACCTTTTTTAACTTTTTCATATAGATAATTTAAAATCATAGAATCTTTTACTTGTTCATGTACTCTATTTAAAAATTCAGGACTTTTTATGTGAATTTTTCCATAAGGATTAAACATACAACCACTTCCAACATACTTCGAACCACAATAAATGCAACTATTTGTATTATCCATATGTACATGTGTGTTGGTTGGAGAGAAAATACAACCCTTTCCGTAAGATTTTGATCCACAATACATGCAACTCATATCATATAATTACTTTATTTTGTAGTATTATCTATAAATACATGAATGGAATGGGAAAATGTACCAGATAATATAAACGAATGGTTTGGTTTTGTATATTTAATCGAAAGATTGACTGCTAAAGAGGGAGAAAAAAAATATTATTGGGGATGTAAAATGTTGAAGAAAACATTAAAATTAAAACCATTAAAAGGGTTTAAAAGAAAAAGAAAAAAGATATGCGAATCTGATTGGAAAGATTACTATGGAAGTAGTGAAGAATTAAAAAAAGATGTTGAGTTACATGGAAAAGAAAATTTTAAAAGAATTATTTTGAAGTTATGTACATGTAAATGGCAACTAAAATATGAAGAATTGAAATTTCAAATAGAAAACAACGTTTTATTTAGAAACGATACGTATAATGGAATTGTAAACGTCAGAATAGGAAAATGTCCTAAAGACTTAAAAGAACATTATTCAAAATTACTTTCCTAAAAAAGTTTCTGGAAAATTTCTTCTTACAATCTTCGGAAATACTTTAGATTTTTGATTTTTCTTTTTCTTTTTTGATTTTTTTGTCATGGAACCGTACACGCCGAATAAATTTCTATGATCGTTTTCAGCATATTTGTCTCCTGATGTAGTATCAGTCGGCGGATTGTATATAGGTTGTTCTGCTGAACCAAAAACACCACCATCACCGGCCATATTATCTTCCAATATGGTTGTTACCATTGAATCAAATTTATTATATTTCATATAGATACTTATTTCGAAAAGTAATATCCATTCAAATATAGACAATCTAATTCAGTTTCTTCGTAAACTTTAAAAGCATCTTTATAGGTTGAAAGAATTGGTTTTCCATCTACATTAAAAGAAGTGTTTACTAATACACCAATTCCCGTTTTTTCTTTAAATTTTGTTAATAATTCATACATAAAACTATTTTGTTCTTTTGTTATAGTTTGTACTCTTGCAGTTCCATCGACATGAACCACCGCAGGAATTTTATCAACATATTCTTGTTTTACTTTTGGACAAAAATTCATCCATCTAGACTCTCCATCCCATTCAAAATATTCAGAAACATCTTCTAATCTAACAATTGGGGCAAAGGGACGAAACCACTCTCTATGTTTTACTTTGTGGTTTAGAACATCTTTCATTTGTGAACTAATAGGAGAACATATGATACTTCTATTTCCCAAAGATCTTGGACCATGTTCAGAATTGCCTTGAACAACTCCTAATATTTTATTTTTAAATAAATTATCCACTATTTCATCTATGTTTGCGAGTTTTCCATTTTTATTTTCAAAATATCCAAGTAAAGTACTGTTGTCCAATATTTCTATTCCTTTATATGTTACATCTATAACATTTGTTGGTTTAAAATGTTTGCATAACAAACCAACACTTAGTCCACAATCAGTCGAATTTGGAGCAACAAACACATCTTTTTTATATCTTGTTTTTACTTTAGTATTAAGCACAATATTTAAAGCACAACCACCTGTTAATATGATTGGTAGTTCGTATTGAGATACAATAGGATCAACTATTGAAAAGAAAATTTCTTCAAATACTTCTTGAGAAGTTCTTGCCAAATCATAAGCAGTTTGTCCTTTTAATTTGTTATTAGTCGATAAATCTAAACCAATTTGAATCCCTAACTCTGTTATTCTTTTTTCTAAATCAACCCAATAAAAATTTTCAAAACAATAAAACGATTTAATTGCATTTTTCCATTCAGGAATAACGTTTCCATATGACTGTAACCCTAAAACTTTACCAGCAGCAGTTAAACAATTATAATTTTTTACATCTTCGCATAAAGATCCAAATACGTGATAGTGACTTCCTAGATCTAGAAATAACCCAAATATTTTATTCAATTCTTTCCCCTTTTCCCCGAGATATATATTAAAATAACCATCATTAGAACCGCCATCGAAAGACACAATTAAAGCTTCGTTAAAGTTTGATTGATATAAACTACTTGATGCATGTGCTGGATGGTGTGAATCATCTATAATATATTCATTTGCTGGTATATATTTTTTATATTCTTCTGGGAAATTTTTATACCTACCTTCTCCTATTATAAATTTTTGGTATATATCAAAACCATATATACTTTTTAAATAATCATATACATGTTTCAATATGACATTTTGACATCTTATAGGTTCAAAAGTATCAAAACTAGCATTTTTTAAATTTAAAAATCTTTCAAATTCAACAACAGTTATTATGTCTGAATTATAATAAACCGACAAGGATGCATTGTGTGCTCTGTGTAAAGCAATGCTAGGCAAATTCATATTTTTATTTATAATAATTTGAAAGATGTCAAATTGATGTTATAATATATTTAATATGGATTTTTTTGAAAAAGTTAAATCTCAAATAGATGAAGATCTTAAATTAGATCGAATAAATTTATTAGAAAAACAATTAATGCTACCAGCAATTAAACATAAATGGGTGTCTCGTCTTATAGAAAATAAAAGATTAAAAAATCATTTAGAAACTAAAAAAAAAGAAATAAAGATAGAACTTTTAAAAAAGGTAGATGATCAATCTTTACCAACAAATTTACCTAAAGCTGCAATAGAAAAAAAATTAGAAAATTCAGAAACTATTTTGAAAATAAATGAACAAATAAAAGAAACTGAAATAATAATAGAATATTTGGAAAAAGTAGAAAATATATGTCGTTCTTTGACATACGATATTAAAAATGCGGTAGAACTAGAGAAATTAGAGACAACATAATGGTTAATATAGGAATAAGTGATAAGAAAAAAAGATTATTGCAATTAAATTGTGATGTAGATGTCTTAAATCGTATAAGATGTCATTTTTCTGTTGCAAATCCTGCATTTAGGAGAAATAATAGACATATCAAAATATTGGATTTGGTGATCCATATATTCATGAGTTTCTTTTAAAATATAGAGATCATCAAGAAATATCTATCAAAAAAGCACTTAAAAAAGGAAATGGCATTGTTATAATACCAACTGCTGGTGGAAAAACACTTATTATGGCTGGATTGTTAGAGTCTATTAGGTGTAATTTAAATAAGTCCGATGCATTAACATTAGTTTTAGTGCCAACTATTCAATTAGTAGAACAAACTTATTCTGATTTTGTGTCATATGGCATTAAAAATATAACAAAGTGGTCTGGTAAAAATAAACCGGATTTGTCAGCATCAACTATAATAGCAGGAACTCAGATTTTAATGTCAGATAACACAGATTTATCTATTTTGAATGATGTAAACGTTTTAATGATAGATGAGTGTCACGGAATCAAAAAAGAAAACAAGATAAATAAAGTTTTAAAATTTATTAATACAAATTATAGATTTGGATTTACAGGTACTATGCCATCTACTCTTATTGATGAATGGAACATAATAGGAAAAATTGGACCAATCGTATATCAACAAAAAACAGAAGATTTGAAAATTAAAAAGTATATATCAGATTTTAAAATTACAATTTTAAATCTTATACATAAGAATGTACCGAATTTTTCTATAAATTTTACAAAACCAGCAGAAGCATATTTAAACGAAATAGATTTTTTGATATCAAACCAAAGAAGAAATGATATAATTTGTAAATTGGCTAATAAATTAACAAACAACACTATCGTAATGGTTGATAGGATAGATCATGGCGAAACTTTGATGAATATTTTGAAAGAAAAAACCGAAAAGGTTTGTTATTTTATAAGAGGTTCTACAGAAATTGAAGAAAGAGAAAACATAAGACAACTTATGAATAATAAAAATGATATTATAGTTGTAGCAATATCGAAAATTTTCAGTACAGGTATCAATATACCAAATTTACATAATATTGTATTTGCATCAGCAGGAAAAGCTAAGATAAAAATAATGCAATCTATAGGAAGAGCATTAAGATTACATCCAACTAAAACAAAGGCAAATATTTTTGATATTGCAGATAATACAAAGTATGGTAGAATACATTTAACAGAAAGAATTAAACTTTACAAATTAGAAAATTTTGATTATGAAGAAAGAAACATATAATTTAGAAGATGAAGAACTAAACATAGACGACGAACCAGATATCGATTCAACATTAGATGATAATGAAGAAGAAATTTTAGAACTTGACGATACTGAATTGGAAGCATTAAAAGAATTAGACAAACCAAATAAAAAAGAAAAAATTAAAAAGGAAAAATTTTATGTTGATCCTAAAAAATTTGATGAAGAAATTGGTTTATATTATGAAAATGGCATTTTAACAGACGAATTGGCAGATATGGTTAGTAAAATTGCACACAAATTAAGTTATGCTTCAAATTTTATTAACTACACGTATAGAGAAGACATGGTAGGGGATGCGTTAATTAGAATGTTCAAGGCATTAATGTCAAAAAAATATGATAGAATTAAAGGAACAAATCCATTTTCATATTTTACCAGAATAGCATTTAACGCATTTAGAAACAGAATTAAAAAAGAAAAACACATAAACGAAACTCATCTAAAATATCAAGAAGAATTGTATATGATGTCAGAGAATCAAAACGTTTTTAAGAACAAAAAAGGATTATTTGCACATAATGAAGATTAACAGTAAAAAAATAGGATTATTTTCGGATATTCATATTGGATTAGGACAAGACAGTTCATTGTGGCATGATATTGTAATCGAATTTGCAAAATGGGCATCTGAAAAATACACAAACTTGGGAATAAATGATATAATCATATGTGGCGATGTGTTTCACAATAGATCAGAAATATCAGTTTCCACATTAGATATTGCCAAGAGATTTTTTGACTATTTTAAAGATTTTCAAGTTTATATTTTAGCAGGAAATCATGATTCTTTTTACAAGGATCACAGTAAAGTTAATTCCATATCTCTCTTAGATGGTTGGAACAATATAAAAATAATCGACAAAGAACCTTTGACTATAGATTTAATTGACAATAAAAAAGCATCATTGATACCTTGGGGAATAGATTACCAAAATATACCAAATTCGGATATTACATTTGGACATTTCGAAATTGTTTCTTTTTACATGAACACATTCAAAAAATGTGAACATGGATTATCATCAAATGATTTGTTTAATAAATCCAAATACATAGTTTCGGGACACTTTCACAAAAAAGACCATAGAAAATATGATAAAGGCGACATCCTTTATTTAGGAAGCCCATATCAACAAAATTACGGAGATACTCTCGATGAAAGAGGAATTTATGTGTTTGACTTATCGGATAATACATTTGAATTCATTGAAAACAATATATCTCCTAAATTTTTCAAAATAAAAGCATCAGAATTATTAGATGAAA